CTTTGCCTTACTCTTCTTAATGGCATTCATTGTCTGCTGTTCATTTTCCTTGTTAATCCAAGCAATGAAAGCAAACTTAGTTCCACCAATTACATGTTCGGCATAGTCAGTGATAGGGACGATATTATCATACTCTCGTAAAAGTAAATCAACTGTGTTAACTGAGTTATTGTTTTTGTAGTAGGCAGTGTGATTACCCACAACAGTGTACACAGTAATTCCCATATCGCGGAGACGGTTGTAGTAATTCTCTTTAGCCCATTTAAGAGACCAGAGATCAATGCTTCTCCTATTGTCGAAAGTATCGCCCATATCGATAACAGTTGTGATACCTTCTCGATCAAGCGTAGGAAAAAAAGTCCCATCGTAGAATTTTGCAAAGTAGTCATGAAAGAGTTTGCTACCCTTTCTTGCTCCAAAATGTTGATCAGTGATGATTGCGATTTTCATCTTCAGTACCTTTTTCTAAATCACGAAGTCTTTTACGCCAGTATTCATTTTCATTATCAGTCTCACGCTCTTCTGCTTCATCAAACATGTAGTCTGGATAAGGTTGGGTCATCGACTTGTCCTGTACTGAATGTTGTCTTTGATCGTATTATAGTCACTTGCCATGCCGTTTGCACCATCTTCAACAACCATTACTTGATCATAACCAGTTCTCTCAATAATTTTGGTTTTGATTTCTAACTGCTTCTTCTCCTTTTGGATTCTACGAAGGAAAGCATAGTAAATGATCTGAGTAAAATATGCAAACGGGTTATTAGATTTCTCAGGATCAAAATTATGTATGTACTGAACGCAGTTCTCAATTCCATCACCGATCATATCCTCTCTGAACATGTAGTTCACGAAGTTGGGTTTGTATGAAAGGTGTGTTGCGATCTTCAAAAAACAATCGCCCAAATAGTTACTGATCGGAGGTGGTGGAGTACCCTTTTCCTTTGCTTTCCTGCACTTGATGCGATACTCCACCATTGCGTCTAGCAAGTCTTTGTTATTTACATAGTGCTCCGATCTCTTTTTGGGCATATTGTGTGTTAATTCGTGTATACATTATAGCACAGCTTGACAAAGGTGTCACTCATGAGTAGAATAACTTTGTCGAAGTTCAGAGAAACTATAGCTTAGCTTTAATCTTTAAGATTATACATGAGTAGCAATCCCTGCTTTCGGGTCTTGCTCCAGTTTAAATAGAGATTCTAATTTTTCTTTTGCTTTTGTTACATTACCTAAGTAACCCATCTTTTCGGAGGGTCTTACTCTTTTACCACCTACGGATCTGATTCCACCACTTGTTCTATCTTCAGCTTGATCAATAAGATAGTTAATGTAGTAGTCAACCATATCATTGTCTTCATCAACTTCTGTCATTGTGATGACTTTATCTTTATCGATGAAGAAAAACTGATCGTTTGGAACATGCATCCATGGTTCCACTCTAATATAAGAACCCCTAGGTCCATGAACAGGTTGAATACAAACTGGATCTTGCAGGATCAGGGTATGTTCTTCTGCAGAAGTAATTGCAAATAACTCTTCTCCAGAGACCAACTTTATACTTGCGTAAAACTCTTCAGTCATTCTTTTTTCCTCAGATTGATGGTTACCATGTCATAATGAAATTTCTCTTCGTTGTAAATTTTTATGCGTTCGATGAGATGATTCAATGTGTAATTTCTTTTTGATCTGTAGGTGCAGTCATCTGCAATGTCGTATAAAGTTGCACTAAACTTATTTGCACCTTTTCTTAGCACTCTCCCAATTGATTGGAGATTTCTTATCCTTGATTTTGAAGGAGAGGCAAAGATTACATTGTGTAAATTCTTGATGTTGATGCCTGTGGAAAATGTTCCGTAAGAGGCAACAATGATGGAGTTTTTTTCGTTTTCGATAATGGAACGGGCTAGTTCTCTGTCCTCAACATCGACCCCTCCATGAATAAAGAAGACCTTTCGATTGGTCTCAATATTTGTATTTATTAAATCGAAAAGTACCCTACCATGATCTTCGACTCTGTTAAACAAAACGAGAGTATTACCTGGGAGATCAATAGCAAGATTTTTAATGAAGTTGTTTCTTTGTTCATGCTTAATCAAGTATTCGATTTCATCTAGATAGGAATCAAAAACTCTCTCATCATGCTTAAGTAAAAGGATCTTTGCATTGAGTTTTGCAAGGTATCCCTTATTCATTAATTCTTCTGTACGAATCAATTTATAAGATGGACCAAACAGTCCTTCTAACACCCATTTATGAGTTTGAGTTCCATCAAGAGTTCCAGTAAAACCAAAACGATATTTTGCTTGATGTAACTTTGTCATGATCTGTGTCAAAGACTTTGCTTTGAACAGGTGTGCTTCATCACCAATGACTACATTAAATCTTTCAAAGTAACTCTTTTCTAACTTATAGATAGATTGCCAAGTAGTAATAACGACAGGTGCTTTTGCCTCTCGTTCACGACCAGCATAAATCTTATGGCAATACGATGAAGCGTCCCATCCATACTCCTCAAAGTCCTTATACATCTGCTCTACCAGAGATGTCGTTGGAACAACTAGGAGGATATTTTGTTTGCGCTCTGTATAGTACCTCACGATTGAGTAAATCATCAAAGATTTGCCAGAGGCTGTTGGGCTTATCACTAACCTTCTATTGTGTCTTAGAGCACCGTATACTCCCTCTATTTGATAGTCTCTCGGAGGATGCTTAGCAATAGACTTCATGTAGTCTTTGACTCCTTCCTTAGAGATAAATTCATTCTCTTCATAAGGAGTTCCGTAGAACTTACTATCAACAAACTCATATTCATATCCATGCCTCTGACAGAAAGAGACAAGTTTATCTAACAGACCAACATATAATTCTCTGGTGTGAGTAGAGAACAATCTAATCTTTCCATCCCAATATCTTTTACGATACTGGTTCATGTACTTTGCTCCTTCGATATCAAAGGAGAAGTGATCTGCTAGTTCCTGATAGACATGAGGTTCTGATTCAATCTTCAGATAAACCTCATTCTTTTTGGATATGACAAGTTTGCTCATACTTACCCCGCACGGAAATTGTGCCAATCAATGATGTTCTTGATCAAATATCCTCTGTTGCTAACCTGTTTGATAATATCTTCCAGGTATGTCAACATGACATCGTAGTATTTGATTTTTAGAGTAGCAGCTTGCACCTTCTCGTCTGCTGCCATATACCGCTGAACAGCATCTTTCTCCCTTACTTTATAGGGAAACGGATCGTCCACATATACTTCTGGATTTGCTTTACCTGTGTAGTAAAGGTGACGCTCTAACTTAATTTTATTTTCTACTGTCGTTGCTCTTTCTCGCAGTAGTTTTATGTTATTATAGAGGTCGAAATACTTTGCGTGTAAGGATGGTATCTTTGCAGATTCTTCATGTAAATTATCTTGATCAATCTGTGAGTCTTTCTCCCACATACTTTGTATAGTTTCAAGATTCATAAATTAAGTTTCCACTTCAATGGTATAGAACAGATACTTAAAAGTAACGGTTGCTGTAAAGTATGTATAATCCTGATCAGTGGCAGTAAATTCAAGAGCACTCAAAGAAATAGGAAACAAGTCTCTGAACTTTACGCGAGCACTAACATTAAAATTACTGTTTAGGATAGCGAGTGTTCCGTCACTAAATTGCTCTTTAACATCCTTTTGTCCCTGAGCATTGGTAATTAATTCTTGAAACTCAGAAACACTCTCTGGATATCCAAGACCATAAATCCAGTTATGAATCTCTAAGTAATTTTCCAAGTCTTCATCAACAATAAACTGGAGAGTCAGATCTTCAAACTGAATATTATCCCCAGGCAAATCAATTGCTTTGAGATAATTTCCTACCTTAATATTTCCAAGTTGGATACCAGGAATCTTTGCACTGTTGGAAAAGAAATCAACCTTTGGTGTCTTTACAATGTTAAATTTAAATCCAACTGGCGACAAGTAATTCTTGTTCGCAATTTGTTTACCTAAAAATGACATGATTACCTCGCTGTTCTAACATATACTTTTCTCTTACCATATTGTGTAGGTGTGAGATTTGGATCACCAGTGACCTGTCTTGCAGTAGCTCTCATTAAATCATAACTAGTGCTTTTGTTAACTTCACCTGCAGGACCAAAATTACCAGTATCCCTCACAGTTGCATTTGTAACTCTGGTATTTGCACCAGTTGGTTTTTGTGTGAACTGTAACTTGGTTCCAAAATCTTGAGACGGAGTTCCTGCCCATGTACCTGCAGGAACTTCATTTGCTTTATATCTGTAAGGAACTGCAACGCCAGTTGTTGCACCTGTAAATGGAGTTCCGTCAGCAGTTCTTTGGACTTTATCTGCGCCAGTGTTATATCCTTGTGAAGTTGTATCTTTTGGACCGTAAGAACTGGTACTGACAGGTTTCCATCCATATCTTTCTGCTTCTGCGGGAGTATGTGCCCTTGGAGTAAACTTATTAGTGCTCTTATCTAATACTCCAGGTTTATAATTTTTATATGCTAAAACATTTGTATTAGCAGGTTTTGGTTTTGTTGCAGCAGATCTGTCAGCACCAGATATTTTATTCCATGCCCAAGTAAATGGGTTTCCTTCTACCAGAGCAGCATCTTCTCTGAATTGACGAAAGGTTTTCATCTACACTAGGCGTCTTAATTATATTTAGATAAAAAAAGAGGGTCCTTTCGGACCCTCGGAGACTTCCTTCACACGGATGTCTATTATAACATCACATGAGGTTCTTAACAACAGTACGCTGGTAGTAGCGGTTGCTGTTGGAGGTGATACGACCAAGACCCTGGTTAGAAACATTACCCTCAGCGAAGGGGTTGGAGACAAGACCATAACGGGTCTTGAAGCCAATCTTGGGCTGGAAGCTGTTCTCACCGACGGCACGAACCATCTGGAGGGGAACATAGGGGCAGTAGAAGAGACCAGCGTCATAGGGGCTGGAACCCTTGTAACCGACAACATAGTACTGGTTAGCAGCACTGTTGGCAGAGAAGGGATCGATATAGACTCTGTACTTACCGTTGATAGTACCAGCGAAGGTATTACCAGTGTCGTCAACCTGCAGGTTGGCGTTCAGAGCGGGGGTGTAATCGAGTACACCAGCCATGGTCAGAGCAGAGGCGACATCAGCGGAGGTCATGATGATGTTGCCCTTTCCTCTACGAGTTCTTTGGGCGATTCTGTTAGCATCTCTCTCGATGTTGAACAGCAGACCCTTGAACTTCTCAACAGACCAACGACCGTTGGAGTCAACATCCAGGTCGAAGAATCCTTGGTTAGCAACATTGACCTGAGAACCAGCTTCAGCGGTCTTATAGATGGTTCTGATGACTTCGCGGTTGATCTCAGCCAGGATCTCGCTGGACAGGATGTTAGCGAGTTCGGCTTCAGCGTTCAGACCGTGGATAGCACGGAGGTCCTGAGCCAGCTCCATGCTGTACTCAGCTTTCAGAGCACGAGACTTAGCGGTAACGGTGACCTTCTCGATCGAGAATGCCATCTCGTTGAAGTTGGTGCCGTTGCCGTCACCCAGAGCTTCAGAGTCGCCAGTTGCGAAACCTTGACCAACGCTGTACTGAGCTTGAACAGCATCAGAAGCGGTGCCTTCCAGGATACCAGGGTTGGTGCCACGCTGAGTAGCGGTAGAACCGAAACCAACAGCCAGACCGTCATCGGTAGCAGCGGTGTAGTCACCTTGGGTAGCAGTGCCACCAGCGACATTGGCAGAGAAGGCAGAATCGGGCTCGTCGAAGAAGGCTTCGGTGCCAGACTGGTTGGTGTAGCGGGAGCGCATTGCGAAGATCAGTCCAGTAGGACCGTTCATCGGTTGAACACCAGCGAGTTCATAAGCAACCAGATTCGGCATAGAGCGACGAATCAGGGAGATCAGAACGGGGTCGAAACCAGCGGTAGGACCAGCAGCAGCAGAACCAGAACCGAAAGCACCAGAAGCACCAGCAGCGTTACCAGAGTTGGTGGGGGCTTCGGTCAGCATGCCATTGCCATTCTCAAAAGCATGCTGCTCACGCAGGAAACGCTCTTGGTTCTCAAGCAGGATAGCGGTGGTAGCACGACGGTGAGAATCCCTAATCGGATCTACACCCTCGGCATCGAGAAGGGGAGACCACTTCTCAATTAATTGTTGTGCGTTGTACATTGTTTTGGGAAATTGTGTTAAATTTGGGACTTGTTTACTTCATTCCAAGGGCTTTCAAATACTGAGCCATCGAAGCAGATGCTTCAACGCCAGTTTCTGAGGTTACGCCCTCAGACAGTGTTTCCACTTTATTAGAAGACTGCTTTTGCTCGCTGGGGAAATAAGATTCTCTCAGCGTAACCAGCTTCTCACGATAAGACTCTTCACCCTCAAACTCAACACCCTCAGACAGAGCGTACAGTTTCTCTCTTTGTGTTACAGCAAGTCCTTCGGTTACTTCGCGGAAAATTCCATCAGCTGTAGTTTCACCGAGTCTCTTGTTGAGAGAGATGTTAGCTTCAATCTGTTCGTTAAGTCTGGTTTCCATTTCATCAAGTTTGGAGACCATGCTCTCCAGGACATCATATTTATCTTCAGGGATAGAAACATAATGATCTTCAAAAAGACCTCTCATTCCTTGCAGGAAGGATTCGGTCATCTCGGTCTTCAGACCGTGCTCAACCTCGATCTTGTTCTCGGAGAGCCACTCAGTAGATACATACTCAAGGTATGCATCAACACGCTCTACGAGTTCCGACTTAACGGACTCAAGATGCTCGGTCAGTGTTGCTTCGTACTCAGCAGCCATTGCTTCTTGTACTTCAGTTACCTTAGCGGTAACTACAGCTTCGAAGATGGTGCGAGCTTTTTCTTGGAATTCTTCGGAGAGTTCTTCGCCGCCAAACAGAGCAGCAAGATCTTCTTCGATGTCAACCGTAGAGGTTTCTTGCTCTTCCTCGGCAACGACTTCCTGCTCGTCCTCAAGTTCTACTTGATCGCCAGCAGAAAGAGATTGCATAGGCTCAGCAGCTTTAGCGCCACGAGTTACGACATCTCTAACGGTTTTGACTTTGGGTTCTGCGAGTTTCGCGGAATTGTCGTCGGGCTTATAGTTCTCGGGGGTAGGACCACCGAGATCTTGTACAGCCGCCAGACCAGTTCCAGGATCAGCTAACTTAGGCATACCTTCGCCAGCTTTCGCACCCCTTGTTACAGGATTTTCCATTTCTTGTAATTCCTTAGCGGACATTAGTGAACTCTCCGATTAAATCGTTGATATAAACTATATTTATTTATAAATTAGAGACTTGATAAGAACTTATTGAACAAAGCAAGCTTCTGTTCCTGTAAAGCTCTTTGGTCTACCAAAGTGTTAATTTGCTTGTAGGTCTTCTCTACAAGTCTTTCGCGGACGATGCCGCCATCCATAACCCACTCTTTTCCTTCCATGATTCCTTCTACAAAGGCATCAGGTGCGGAAGGATCTGCTACAATATCAGCAGCAGTTGCGAGCATGAAATCGTCGGAGACAATTTTAATGCCCTCGTTATTCATGGTCAATGTACCAAGACCACGAGAAGAAACACCTAACTTAACACCTTCATCAATCAGACTCTGAGCAATCTTGCCCATAGGTGTATTGAGAAGTTTTGCCTTACCAATAAAATTAGTTCCCTCTTCTCTGAGAGAAACAATTTTATGGGAGACTCTATCTAAGTTAAGAGTAGGTCCATCAGGGTGACCGAGCTCACCAAGAGCACGACCCTTGTTTACAAAACTTTCGTTGTAGCGACAGACTTCTCTACGAAGAGTTTCCATCGGGTACATGCGACCGTTACGGTTCTTAATGTCCCCTTGCAGGAATACTCCTTCGATAAACATAGACTTCTTACCATCGCGTTCTTCGATGATAAGTTCTACCTGTTCGATTTCTTCCGTGATCAGTTTCATTTGATTACCCTGTGAATCCTACTTTAGCTACTTTAAGTGCTCCTCCAATGCCATAGATAAGATCAGAGGCTTTCTTCTCAACCAACTCAGATGTATTATTGAGCATGGTAATGGATCCAATACCTGTAAAGGAAGAATCCTGAACATGAAGAACAACAGTACTGCCAGAATCATTTAGGACTCTAACAACAGTAGCATTGCCTACGGAAGTACTATTACCAATACCAGCTGCCAGCGGAGTCTCCGCCGCAAGAATTAAAGTTCTTGCCATTATTCTCCCTCAGGTGAATCTTGTGTACCAAAAAGACTTGCCGCAGCACCAGGACGCAATGCATCTACTTTTGCAGCAGCTCTTGTATAAAGAAGGTCTTTGATTTGATCGCTGATATCAACTGCAGACGAATCCGTTGCAATCATATTAATTAGTTCTTCCATTGATATAAATCAGAGGTATAAACTTATTTATTAGATCTCCCCTTCTGATGCCTTTGGTTGCTTCGGTTGTTGAGGCGCAGGCGCTGGAGTTTCCGCAACTGCATTAGGATCTTGTCCCTGCATCATAGGATCTGCAGCAGACATTGCTTCCATCTCAAGCATTTGTTGGTTGGGATCGGGAATGACTCCTCTTGCAATTTCATCCTCGATCTGCGCATCAATTTCGACGATTTCTTGATCTCTCTGACGCAGAACTTGGCGTCTTACATACTCCGTAGAGTAGTAACGACCAACATAAGGTTCGACTTGCATCAGGAGAGCTAAGCGACCCTCCATCAGTTCCTTATCCTTCAGTTCTGCAAAGTGGTTGTCATATAAGAAGTCGAACTGAATATGCTCAGACATTACTTCCCAATCCTGGGGAGTAACAATATTCTTCAGAAGAAGTTGTGTCTTAAGCATATCCAGGAACATTGCACTGAAACGCTTACGGAGACGACCAACAAACTTACTAAATTTGAGTTCGTCTCTTAAGATTTCAGAAGATCTACCTAGGTTGAATCCATCGCCAGAACCAGCGATTCTAGATTCGGGCACTGCTAGGGATCTATAGAGTTTCTTCTGGAAATATTCAATATCCGAAAGTTCTCCGAGGTTTTGCCCGCCAGGGAGGGTAGAGATTTCTGTACCGCGCCCTCCCTCGCGGCGAGGAAGCCAGAAGTCTTCCAACATACTCATCATCTTTTTGTCGTCACGAATCTCACCGCTGTTGGAATCATAGACCAACTTATTACGGTAACGCATCATGACTTCACGAAGGTACTGTTCCGCTTTTACCTTCGGAAGATTGCCAACATCAATATAGAAAATACGACGCTCAGGTGCGCGAGACAATCTGTAAATAACCAGAGAGTCCTCAATCATACGAAGTTGATTGAGTGCCTTAATTGCTTTATGCAGATAAGAAAGACCTGTTCCTTTATTTCTATCTACAAGTCCAGAGGTGCAATAAGTAATCGAATCTTTAGCGATCTTTACACCCTTCATGGCAGCACCTGCTCCAGGCGCATTCATGTTTGTAGGATATTGAGGTTTCGGAGTATACAAGAAATATTCTTCGATTTCAGGGAAATATACTCTCTGCTCCTCGTGAACATTCCTGTTGTTAAACAAGTCTGATCTATCATCTTTCTTCTTTTCTTTGCGGATGTACCGCATTTTAAGAGGATCAATATATCTCAGTTCTTGTAATCCTGCTGTAGGATTTTGGATATCAATTACTTTGTTGTAGTATAGTTTACCATCAACATACCAATTTCTAAAGATTTCATGAGACTTTGTATCAAAGTCCAGAAGATCCTTAATGTGCTTAAACTCTTTACGGATGATGTTCTTGATACCATCACTGGCATTAAGATTTTCCAGATCGATTTCTACAGGAGAATCATTCTGGTCTGAAACAATTGCTTCGTTAACAACATCTTCAATGGCATTATCCACTTCTGGGTGGAGTGCCATCTCTCTGTATTTTCTAATAAGTTCATGCTCTGTTTTGTAGATACCTTCAATATCTACAACTTGACTAGAAAATCCACCCTGAATATAATAGTCAACCCCATCCTCGCCAGAAACGGGGATGGGGGAAACTACACCCTTGGGGTTCTTTTCATTATCTTCAATAGAAAATCCGAAGAGTTTCGACATTTTAATAGGGTGTCTTTGATATCAAAGACTATTTATCAAGCGACATCTCCACCGTTTCCAGCAGCTTCCCACCACTGAACTTGAAGGGTTACGGTAAACTCTTCAATTGCGTCTGCAGAATCATAAGAAAGATCCAGTGCAGAAATGTTTGTGGGGAATACGCTGTAGAACTTGTAGGTTCTCAGGATGGGAAGATTAGCGTCAGACTCTTGAGAGTTAGGAGCAACAGCAGATCTGCCAAGTTGATAGACATAGGCGTCTCTGGTGTAATCTTCAGGGTTAGTATTACCAGCACCATCAGATACTTTAACAATAGAGTTCATCCATCTTTCGAAGGAAGAACGAATTGCAAAGTCAGTATCGTTGATAACTGTGATGGTCCACTCATCGAATGTTCTGTCACCAGCAATCTTCAGGGTACGACCTCTGAAAGGAACACTGATAGGAGCAATGTTCGATGCGGGAAGTGCAGCTGCTTTGACAAGGAATCTTGCCTTAGCGTCAATATCATTAACGCTAGCATCTACCACACCTTCGGGCCAAGCAAGAACAACTTCAAAAAGGTTGGGTCTTGCAATACCGCCAGACAGTCTCGACTTAAATTTGTCGATTGTTCTATCTGCGGTCTTTGGGGGATTTTGTGAATTGATAGCCATTAGTTTTTACCTCGTTGAGTTTATTATAAGGCGATCAAACTCGACCAATAACTTCTTCAAAGCTGACACCCGTGCGGGTGGCAACGAAGGTCAGACCGATGAAGTTGATCGATCTATTCGGTTTGATGTAGATGTCAGCAACGAATTCATTGTTATCAATGACCGCAGCAGTGTTGTTTGTCTCATCGCAAACAACGATGAAATCGGTAACACCTCTCTTCGATTGAACATCGCGGAGGAAGGGCTCAACGATGTTGATGAAGTTCAGTCTTGTAATCTCGTCGTTGAATTCAAACAGTTGATCTCTGGCAGCAGCAGCGATTGCTTTTTCCAGATAGATGAAGAGACGACGAACATTGATTCTGTCGAAAGCAGATGCTTTTCCAAGACCAGTCTTATCACCGAAGAGGATAATACCAGCACCAGGAGAGAAGATGACAGGATTGACTCTTGCAGAGTACAGTCTGTCTCTCTCGGTTTGAGAGGGATTGTATGCCAGTTTAACGGCATTCAGGATAGCACCTCTATTTGTTCCACCAGGAGAGAACCAGGGGAAGTTATTGATATCGTTTCTAGCACAGACACCAGCGATGTCTCCGTTCAGAGGAACATAGCGGAAGTTTCTGCTGAAACGATCATACATGTACTTATAACCACTATCAAAGATGGCATAAGAAGAAGATGTGATCGAAGAGTAGAACGAGGTTACTGCAGAGGTAACAGCATCGGAACTCAGGGTCAGGTCTTCGCCATCTCCAGAGGTTGCCAGGAAAGCACCTCTCCAGGGAGAAATACAAGCAACACAATCTTTTCTGAGTTCAGCGATGGAAACCAGTTTGTTTGCGAGTGCTTGAGTAGCTTCTCTACCATGAGCACCAGATCCCATGATCAGGAAGTCCAGCTCATAAGCATCTTTGTTAGAAAGCAGATCGTAACCTGTAGAAAGGTCACCTACGCTAACCTTAAGGGCGTCTGCAGTCTCGATGCTTGTCTTGCCGCCGTAATCTTTACCACCAGCAAGAGATGCCTGATAGTTACCAATAGCAGCGAAAGAAACATCTTCTGCTTCTTGATCCCATGCAACATCAGACTTAGGATTGAAAGATCCATCCAGGTCTACTGTTACTACTCCAGAAGGAGCTCCACCACCAAATACATACTCACTGGCAACTTCCAGAAGTTTTCTCCAGTAAGATGCTGTACCTGTAGAGAGGATTGCATCCTTTGCTTTGGATCCTGCAACGAACTTCTCAAGGAGAGTTCCAGCGTTTCCAGTAATCTTACCAGTGTCGTCAAGCAGAGCGATGTGAACTTCATCGTTCTTAGCGTTTCTTGCTGCAGCGTAGGAAGAAGTTCCAGGTCTATCTGCAAGAGAATTCCAAGCGATTGTATCGCCATTGTTCAGGGTGATGGTTTGTTGATCAAACCAGTCCTTCGAACCAGAGTAATCTACCTCGCCATCATATGCCTGAGCAGCGATATAGCGAGGATCAAGTGCAGTAATACCAGCGCCAGTGAGAGCAGTCAGGAAGTCAGAAGTTGCGAAACTAGAACCGTAGGAAACAGTGCTTGCTACCCAACCAAGTTGACCAGCACCTACACCAGACTGAACATGGACCTTGAAAGAACCACTGTTCTGGAATTCGTAGACACCACCAGGAGTGTACTCAACGGCAGTTTCTGTACCAGCAGCACTTACATGCGAGACCAGTTTGACGGAGACTTGACCATTTCCTACTTCAGTGATGACACCCTTCAGGTAACCATCGAGCAGAGATGTAGCACCAACACCAGCAACAACTGTTCCAGAAGGAACTGCTTGGGTTACGCCAAGACCAACCGTCAGGTTGAGATCGCTAATTCCGTTCTCGTATCCAGCAACAGCAGCAAGACCGCCATTAGCGGTGGAAGAGAATCCAAGAACAGCAGTTGTGTCAATACCCGTGATGATTTGATCGGCAAGACCATCCAGGATTGCAACCTTAATGCCGTTAGACCAAGTTCCAGGGTTCTTACCAGCAACGACTACGCCAGAGATTGTATTCTCGCCGTATCCTTTGTTTACATAGTCGTCATCACTCTTGATGGTGACGCTGCTTGCAGAACCAACGAAACCGTTCTTGAGTCCAGATTCGTTAGATCTTACTACGCGGAGTACACCGCCATAAGCAAGATAAGAAGAGGCAGTAAGCCAATATTCGTAGTGATTGTTGTCCTTATAAGGAGCGCCGAAGGTCTCAAGCAGATCCGCTTCGGTTTCGATAAGGGTGGGTTTCTCGACTGGTCCTTTAGCGAAGGGGGCAACTAGACCACCCGCTTTGGTAGATGTGGGATCCACTCTACCTTGGGTCAGGTCAACTTCCCTTACGACAATTCCAGGAGATGCTAAATTGAGCGGCATCTTTAACTCCCAATAGAATCCAATTTGTCTACAAGTATTTAGAGTTTATGCCTTTTTCAGTGGGGAAACAGTCCATGAACACTACCAGTCTGGATACTCCCACTTACCAAATACTGCATTGGTCATTCTACTTACAACTACTCTCTTTTTTGTGCAATCTTTGCACTCATAGGAGTATGCCGATGGAGTATCTCCACGGTCTTTATGAGTTCGATAAAAGTCGTTCATAAGGTCTTTGACTACGCCACATGTTCTGCATTTTCTCTCCTTCATGAACAGGTGACTAAACTCAAATTCCTCTTCGAAGTCCATCAGTTGTATTCCCACATGTATGACATGTCTCCATAAGTAGAGGACATTTCTTTATCAACTGTCCATCTATCACCACCTTCCATAAAAGATTCGTCATCAGATAAACCATCGCTGATGAATCCAAATGGTGCCATGTCCTGCTCAATCTGATCTTTTTGTTCTTCGTAGATTCTCTTACGGACATCATTGTCCGTCATCTCTCGGAAGTAATCCTGAGCAACTAACCAGGCGAAGATGACGAGACACATGGCAAGGTCATCATGACATCCATCTTCTGCTTCCCACGACTGCTTCTTCTGAACAAATGTTGTTAACTCGGCAATAATATCGTAGTCGCTAGTTATTAGTTTGTCTTCTTCAATAAGTGCTTTTAGGTTAGAGCATCCAGTCTTTTTGACTGCTTGTGTCATTCTGACACCCATTTGAGTCTTCTTACCAGAAAAACCAGAACCTACAAGCTGACCTGCTCTACCACGCATAGAACACATCAGCATATTTTCATATTCTAAATCGTATTGTAAAATTGTTGCAACTTGTTCGCCAATATCGTTGACCTCAACTAATACATAGGCATGATTATATGCCTTTGCCATGTCCAAGATAATACTTGGAAATAGCATTGGTTTGATCTCATTGTTTTTATATCTTGCTACAGTCTTATATGGAAACTCTGAGATATCAAAAATTACAAAGGCAGAGTAGTCATGGTCAATCCCTCTGGCAGTATCAACCGTAATAATATAATTTCTTTCTTTCTTTGGTTCTTCATATACAACGAGACCCTTTCCGTTGTTTTGTATTGGATCTTCGAAGACAAGATTTCTTAACTTGGACACACTAATCAGTGTGTCAACAGATCCAAGGAATTCGCACTCGAACTCGACCTTGAACTGCTGTTCTGAAGTGTTCTTAATGGTCTGCTCTTTCCATGCTGCATCCCTACCTGGGACCTCAGACCAGTGAACTTCTGTTGGTGTATATTCGTTCTTTCCCCTTTGAGCATCGTGCCAGTATCTGTAAAAATGGTTCATACCGTGAGGGGTAGAAACCATAATTACTTTTGTTGTTTTACCAGAAGTAATAGTAGGATAAACAGAACTAAAGAATTGCTCTGCAATATGGTTTGGAACGAACGCAAACTCATCGAGGAAGATGATGTTAAACGACATACCTCGGACAG